TCGCGACCAACGCCGTCACGGCAGCGTTGGCAACAAGGGCGGCGCGGCAGACCTGTTCGGGGGACTTGAAAGCCATACCCGCAGTCTGCCACCCGCCGGGGGCGGGCTTGCAGCGTCACCCGCTAAGGGATCCGGTCGTCCGAGAGACCAGCGATGCGATTGCCGCCTCAAGCGATATCCTGAGTTCACGCTGCAGGACCTCAGCAACCTGCCCCTGCGTCTGGCTCCACGCGGTCTGTACTGGCGGGCGGCCAGCAACGCCGCCCGGCTGCACCGGCGAAATTATGATTGGAGTTTTTGATTTCCGAAAAAATGCCTTGTCGTAACCCGGCTCCGTCTTGACGCGGCTCCTGTCGCCCGTGTCCTTCTGGAACTCAAATGGCCCGAGCCGGTTGAAGCTCGACGCGATGTACGCGTTCTGCCCGCTGACCCAATGCACCACACCCTTGCCTCGAACCGTCTCCTGAACGCCGTTGCGGACACGGCTAAACGGAGCCGTCGGGCTGCGGCGCTGGTATGGCTTGTTGGAAAACTTGCTGATCTTTCTCGACTTGGTGCCAAATTCTAACCACCACTGATGAAACGCGCGATCCGGCCCAGCCTGCACGGTGCCGCCTTGCGCGCTTGACGAACGGCCAGCACCCGCCCGGTTGTACCCGATCAGCGCGACCGCATTGCCGCTCGCGGTGTAAACCTTGACCTTGGAATTAGCCGCCCTCTTCATGTTCCCGGTCGGCCCGACCGGCGTTACTTCTTGCAGCCGTTGGTAAGCAGGCGCGATCGCCTTCTTAAGCGCTTCTCCGAGCAGCACGGCCGTAGTCTTTTTGTCGCCCAAGTCGCGCAGCCCCTGCCGTATGGCAGCCAGTTCTGGAAACTGCGCGTCGAGTTGTATGCCAGCGACAGCCATTAGGCGGTGTTCTCTTGGCAGATCAGTTCGTGGATACTGCGATTCTCGTGCTCAAGGATGGAAATGATTTCCAGCGTGCGATCACGCCACGAAATGCGGTGCTGCGAAGATAGCCCCGTCAGGAACCGCAGCCGCACCCGGTGGGAAATCTCCGTCTGCTGCTGCCCGGCCAGGAGCAGCTCGCGTGCCGTCACGCCGTCCACGCTTGCCCACACTGTTGCGAACGTCGACCACGTCGGGATCGACTCGCCCAGCGAATTGGTCGTCTGGATGGCCGACTGCACCGTGATACGCTCGCGGAGTTCGCCGGCCTTGATCACGTGTAGCTCCCCCACGAGACGGTATCGAGCAACGCCTTGGCACCCGCCGGCAACTGGGCATCGCCCCGCTTGTCGTACAGCTCGAGGATCGTCATCAGCATGGCCGATTTGACCCGCTGCGGCACGCTTGCGGCGTCTCCGTAGCCCGCGTACCACGTGACCGACACGGAGTTCGCGTCGAGCAGGTGGGAGGGCCATGACCCGCCGTAGAGATTGCGGATCACCCCCGGGGTGGAGTCGCGGTCTACCCGGTATTGCGTCGTGCTGAGCGTGGCCGTGCCGCCGGTGTCGCCGGTCGTGTACGTGATCGTGACAGCCGTGGCGGTGCCGCTGGCGACCATCGGCGGGCGAGGCAGTTCGATCTCCGTAGGGAACGCGTCCAGCCGCATGACGTACTGCTGGGTCACAAGGCTGCGGTCGAGATAGTCCTCGACCAGTTCGCGGGCCGTGGCGATGTAGCCAACGATCAGCGTATCGTCAACGCTCGTATCGACCCGGCAGTGGCTCTTGGCCTCTGCGAGCGTCACCGGCTCGACAACAGGGGCAGTCGTGCGTTTCAGGCTGCGGTATCTCACGACTTTCTCCGTGGGGTTAGGTCGGCTCGCTCAGCCCGTTCCTCGACGCTCGCCGTCTCAATCAAACTCTGCTGGCGTTCCTCAACGGCCAGCCCCAACGACAACAGGTGCCGTGCGGGCTTGTCGTCCATTTCAATCACCTCGCCGCGCCGGTACGCCGCGAACGGCTTGACTACTTTGATTTTCACTCTTGCGGCACGCTCCATGCAGTTTTCGGCGGCTTGCGAGTCTCCTGCCACTCGGTCGTGTACTGGAAACACGGCTTGCCGAGCTCCTTGCTGGGCCACGTCACCACGTATTCCCCGTGGCCGATGCAGACCCGCGGCGTGATGTAGAGCCGGTTGCCGCACTTCTTGAAATTCCGCCAGAACGATATATCGGAATCAGTTCTGCCGTCATGCCATGACCCGTTCGGATCTGGCTGCTCGTGAAACCACGGCTTCGTCATTCGCTTGAGTGCCCTAGTCGAGATGATCGTGCACCCAAAATGGGCCGTGTCGACCTGCTGGACCGGGGACCCGAACCACTCAACCGGCACGCTGGTCACGCCGCCCTCGGGCGGGTTGTCGAGCGTGTCAAGCAACGTCATCATCGGCCGCCCGTCTTCCCGCTTTGTCTGCATGGGGGCTAGAGCGTCAGTTTGAAACGTCATCGCTAGGGCGAAGAGATGTTCGATGTTTTCCTTTGATACGAACGAATCCATATCCAGCGTGATGATGTATTCCGTCGTGTCTTGGAACTGTTCAAGCATTCTCGTGACCACCTGCGACCAGAACGCCCCCTGGCCAAGCGTCGGGCGAATGTGCAGCGGCATCATCGCTTCAATGAAGCCGAACATATTGATCAGAGGTCCGAACCTAGGACCCGAGAGAATCGCCTCGCATCGCACTTCGACCGATGATCCGCCAACTTGCACGAGCATGGGTAACTCCAAAAGAAAACGGCGGGGAGGCTAGTGCCTTCCCCGCCGCTCACTTTGGACTACTTGTCAAACGCTTAGCCAACAGCCTGCGTGGAAACGCCCTTGTCGGTGGCTGAGACCGGGCCGGCCTCGCCCTTGCTCAGACGGGCGGTCGTGATGACGCCGCACGTCGAAGCCGGGGTCGCGTACACCGTCAGGTAACGCTTCTTGCCGCGGAGGTCGACATCGAACCGGTGGGCATATCCCACCGATGCCGTCGCGGTCGAGCCAGCAGCCACCGTGAAGTCGGTGCCGCCAACCATTCCCGAGACGTTGACCTGCCCGCTGCCCGAAACGTCGGACTGAGCAACCCGCAGCACCGTGGCGGCGGTCGTCGGACCGGTCGCGCTGGTGTACGGGGAAAACAGAACGTCGATCGACGCGTGGTTGAATCCCAGCGTGTCGATCTCGACCGAGTGAGTCGCCGTCAGGGCCACCGAGGTTTCGGCCTTCTGGACGCTCTTAGAGGCTGCAACGTGGTTCATGGTTCTTGGGTTCTCCTGAGAGGGTCAGATTAGGCGGCGAACTTGAGGGCAACGATCGGGCCGGCCACCGTGGTCGAGCCGAGGTCATGCACCACCATCGCGTTGCGGGTGGTCGCAAAGGTGAGGGTCTGGTCGTACTCGATGTACCGCTCGCTGGCGGTCTTGATCGAGACAGCACGCCGTTCGCCGAACGTCGCCGCCTGGGCGAGGTCGCCGAACAGGCAAGCAACCTTGCCGCCCGTGCTCGTGAGGTCACTCGTGAGCGAGTGCACCAGCACCACCGGGAAGCCCAGCCAGTTGAGGCCCGTGCCGCTGGCGAGGTCCGCTTGGTTGTTGCCGTTGGCAGCCATGGCAAGCCGCAGCATCGACGCACCGTAACCGGCGGCCGAAACATACCACCGAGCCTGACGCCGTGCGAACAGGGGCAGACGACCCACCGTGTCGGTGAACGACTTGAGCTCCAACTCGCTGAACACGTTGTCGCCGCTCGGTGCGGTCACGACCGACTTGCTGAAAGGGCTCCGCAGGATCTTCGTCGCGACACCCTCAACACCGTGATACGAACCCGTGCCGTCGCCGGCGAAGCCCGCGTTGTCGAACGCTTCGGCGTAAGCCTGGGCGATCTCGACTGCCATGGCATCGGCGAGGTCGATCACGGAGTCCTCGAGCAGCGAGTTGGGGACGCGGTTCGCCACGCCCCAGATCTTCGCGTTCAGTTCGACGTTGTCGAACGTCACGTCCGATGCCGTCACTTCGACGTTTTCGCCAACGGGGCGAGCGGCAAGGCCGCCGGTCCGGCGAGCGATCACGAGCGTGTCGGAGTTCATCGAAACCCGGCGAGCGTACTGCGGAAACACGCCGTACTCCTCGACGAGGCGGATGATCTCGCTGGACATTTCCGGGCTGGTGAGCACACCGCCGAGGCTGTTGATGCCACCGGCCTGGGCGCGGGTCTCGACCCCGTGGTCGCGGCACCACCGGCGGGCCTCCTCGTCACCGAACACGAAGCCCTTCACGTGCATACCGGCACGGTAGGCGGTCTCGGAATCCTTGAACGCACGCAGGCTGCCGTGGTTCTTCGGGACAGCAAATTCACGCTTTTCCACGGCATTCTCCTTGGCTTCAGGGGCAACGACCTTGGCGGGAGCGGCACGCTCCAACACCGACCGCAGTTCCAATTCCTTTGCAGCGATCCGCTCAACGAACGAAATCCGCTCCTTGAGCTTGTCGGCCTTAGCCTCGAGCGACCGGAGGGATGCCTCCTGCTCGTCGGTCATCGGCTCGGCGTCAACGCCTTCCTCGACGGGCGTCTCGCTCATCGCTTCCATCTCGGCAACGACCTTGGCAAGCTCGTCGAGCAGCGTCTTGATCTGGGAAACTTGTTCCACGGTGGGGATCTCCTTGTGCGGGACACGCGACGAACTCACGCCGCCGATACCCTCACGCTATGGATCACGCCGGCAACCCATGCAGATACGCCCCCGCAGGCAGTAAAAGACTCTAGCCCGCTTTGAGGCGTCGAACCTCGACCGCAGGCAGCACGCTCTTGTCGGTGCACCCGCATTCGCGGCACCGTAAGTACCTAATTTGGTACTCACCCTGCGCCTGCGACGACGCCACGAGCAGCCGGCCCGTCGAGCACTTGGGGCAGATGTCGCCAGACTTAGCGGCCATGCGACCTCAGAAAATCCTTGATGTCGCCGATCCTGCCGACGGCCGCGGCACGAGCAGCGACCACCCGCGACCGCTGCTGCACGAACTGGTCATACGACCGCTTCGCCACCGCCACGTCGGAGTCGGGGTAGGCCGGGAACGTGGTCGGGGACACGTCGATCAGCGAATCAACCCGCTTGATCGTCCGCACACTGCGGCCCTCCTCCATGCTCCACTCGTCACCACCCTTGGCGACTTGGAACGCGAAGGAACTGCCCCGCACGATATTTGCCTTTATGTTCGCGGCGATGTCGCGACCGTAGGACGTGTCGGGCACGGGGAACTCGTACCGCAACCCAACGTCGTCAACAGTCAGTCGCAGCGTCTCGGGGTAGCGGGCGAGCGGGAAGTTCGGGTCGTGATTCCACAAGGCACGGGTCTGGAGCGGTTTCTTGCGGCCGCGCCGCTCGGTGACGAGCGCGAACGCGCCGGGGTCCAACCGCTCGACAAAATCACCCAGGTCGAGCGAGGTCACGCCGAATTTCGCAGCGTAGCCGACAATCCATTCCTGCGAGGTGTCACTGCCTTCCTCACTGCGAGTCTCGACCGCCAAGAGCGGCGAGTCGGATTCGACTTCGTCAATGATCAGCGACCGGCGTTCGATGTTCATTTCCATGCTCCTGTTGTTGTCCGCTGCGTCAATCTGCGTGGTCAGTTTGCTCGCCCATGCTTGCCCCGGATCGCCGCCCCACAAGGCCCACGCAATCCGGCCGGCACTCGGGAATCCATCCTCACCGGGGCTGAACCCTTCGCCCTGCTTGTCCACCTCGTGCCGGGCAAAATAACTCGCCATCCGCTTCGCCGTGTCGGGCGAGATGTTCGTGCCGTTCGACAAGTCTCTCGCGCGAGCAACGCCCACTGCGGTGCCGCCCCGATTGAACTCGTCACGCCACGCCAGCCCCTTCGCGGCTTCGTCGCGGACGCCAGACGGCGGGGTGAAATCGATGTGGTCATACTTAGCCGCCACGCTTCCGCCCCTTCCGCTTGGGCTTGCCGTAGGCGTTCTCCTCAACCGGCGGCGGCTCTGGCAGCGGGTCGATCTTCGTGAGCGTGGCGACCTTGTGACCGACTTGCGTCGCGGTCGCACGCCACCCGCCGCTGGCCTCCTCGTAGACCGTGATGAGTGCCGCCGGGTCTTCCTCGGTAGCGTCAATCGCAAAGTCGGTGCCGGGCACGTCGAGCCGTCCGTAGTCCATGACGTGATCGACCTTGCCACGGGCACGCCCGCCAGATGAGTCCCACGAAACAAAGTCGCCTTCGGCAACGCTGCCGGGTTCGGCACGCTGCTCTGCGGATCGAATGAACTGCGGCGAGTCATCGACCCACACGTCGACCTTGATCCCGGCCGCCTGGGCCGCGTCGGCCTTCATCGTGTCGCCACCCACGAGGAGCACCTGAGAGAACGCGTCGGCGTAATCGCCCAGCGTCTCCGTGACCGTCTGGCGGTCTTCCTCGGGCCGGCGCGAGATCATCACGACCGTGTTCCCCTCGGCTACTGACTTGCGGGCGAACTCGCCCCACAGGGCCGGGTCTGCGGCGAATGTGCGGTCAAAGTCGATGCTCACGGTCATCGCCCGGGATTCGGGCAGAGAGCGGGCGACCGGCGTAGCTGCCGGCAGTGCAGGCACCGGCTCGGGCATAGTCTCGATCACGCCGGCCAGGATCGCGGCAACCGCAGCGGGCGAGATGCTGGGGAACGACGCGGCGATCAACGCTGCGGCACCGTCCTTCGTGATGAGCCCCGCGGGCACCTGCGACAGGATCGCAATCAGCCCCGTGATCTGTGCCCCGTTGAGCGAAACGTCGGCCACCTGGGGAGCCTCGGGCTGTACCGGTTCGGCCGGCACCGCCGGCACCACAACCTCACCCGCTGCCGCCGCCAGCCCGCCCTCGACCGCCTGCCCGTCGATCTCGCTGCCGGGCTGCTGCTGGGCCATCACGTCGCCTTCGGTCGGCTGTTCGCCAAGCGTGCCCATATTCAAAGGCCGATAGCGAACGTCGCCACCCTCGACGGGGTTGCGGTTCTCTAACGCCAACACGTCGTTCGTGCTGAGAGCGCCGATGTCCCACATCGCCCGGTAGTAGCTCGACCGGCTGGCAGAGTCGCCACGCAACAGGCCACGCACGTCGAACTCGACCTCATAAAGATCGTCCCGCTCAATCAAGTCGCGCATGAACGCCGACTCAAAACGGCGTAGCCAGGGGAGGATCGTGTGCTGCACGAACTCAAGCCCCGAGTGCTCGGGGTTCCCACCCGCACCGGCGATACCGAGCAGCGATCCCGGAATTCTGAACAGCCTCCCAATCTCTTCAAGTTGATATTTGCGAGCCTCGAGGAACTGGGCGTCGGTGTTGCTCGACTGCGGAAGTTCGTACGGCTTGAGCCCGCCCGTGAGCACCGCCGTCTTCTGAGAGTTGGCGACGCCGCCATGCTTGCGGTCCCACTGGCTCGCCAGCGTCTCGCGGGCCTCGGCGTTGAGTTGCCCATCGGTCGAAAGAATAAACCCGGGGCGGGCACCGGCCGCGAAAAAGCGAGCCCCGTGCAACTCGCAAGCCCGGGCGAGTGCGATGGCGTCTTTGCATTCCTCCACGATCGACATCCCGTTGACGCCGTCGTCACTCGGGCCGCGAATGTGGAGGATCTGCTCCTCGGAGTAGATCGTCTCCTGCCCCTTTTCCTCGCGATACTTGTACCGCAGGCGGCCGTTCTCGATCCGCTCAACCTTCATCCGGCTGGGATGCAGCGGCACAATCTGATCGACCGCACCCGACGGGCCGGGCTTCAACTCGCTGAACGCGTTGCCCCAGAGCCCGACATGGAACACCGCCTGCTCGCGCCACTCGAACGAGGTCTGCCAAGCGTTCGGTTGCTGGTGCAGCTTCCGATACAGCGGCAGTTCGCGGGCCTGCCGCTTGCCACCCTCGGGGAGCCGCTCGAGCACGTGCAGCGGCAACCCGGCAACCGTCTCACCCAAGATCCGCAGGCACGAAAACACCGCCGCCACTTGCAACGCGTTGCTCGCGTCGATCCGCACGCCGGCCGCGGACCGCGAGCCACCCTCGTCCCATGACCGCTCTTCGCCGGGGAGCCAGAGGATGCGGTGTTCGGATTTGATCATATGAAAAAGATCTCAGGGCCGTTGCCGTTAGCGTTCGTGATGCTGTTCGCTTCCCAGTAACCCAACGCGAAGATCAGTGCGACAATGCCGTCGATCCGGCCGGTGCTCTTTTTCTTCACGGGGCGAATGTCTTCAAACGCGTTTGACTCCACCGTCACGCAACCAGCCATCCACGACAGGACCGGGTTTCCTGAGTGGCGGATTCTCTGCTGCAGGGTCAGCGACTCGAGCAGCTTTGTCGGGCTGCTCATGTGTCGGAACCCTTGACCATATGATTCCACGTCCAGCCCCGCCCCTTGCAGTTCGACCGACAACTGCACGGCCCCGGTGATGTCCATGAGCACCTTCTGAACTTGGTGCGTTTTCGAGTACTCAAGCACGTATTCACGGATCGCCGCGTGGTCGATCACGTTGCCGTCGGTCGTCTTGATCGACCCCTGGTTGACCCAGTGCTGGAACGGCTGGCGATCGGTCCGCTCCCGCTCCATGATCAGATCCCGGGGAGCCCAGAACATCGGGTCAACGTCAAACGTGCCGTCCTCGTTGGGGAACAAGGCGACGCACGCCGACAGATCCGTCGACTTCGACAGATCCATGCCGATGATGCACCGCCGGCCGGCGAGCGGCTCCGTCGGTGGCTCCGAGCAGGCAGCCCACTTCTCAGGGTCGATAAACCGCTGCGAGCTTTCGACCCAGACCCCGAGCGAGTACCGCAGCCAGCCGTTGAGTTTCGTGCTCTTGTTCCTCGCCTCCTGGGCATCCGCCGCAAAGGAGTCCTCAGTCATGGTGATTCCCATGCCGGGATTGCACCGCCGCCACACGGCCGGGTCGAAGTAGTCCTCGGTGCCGTCGGCCTTCGCCGCGAAAATCTTGCCGTAGAACCGCGGGTCGTACTTCGGGTCCGCGATCACTTGCTCAGCGTACTCGTGCTGCTCCCAGCAGATCGTGTCGCGCCGGTCGCCGGCTGTGGTAATCGTCGCGAGGAGCGGCGCGGGTCTGGAACGGCCCGAATACCGGAGCGCCTCGAAAAGACGCCGGTCGGGCCACGCGTGCAGTTCGTCGCAAAACACGAACGAGTACGACGGACCCTCGGCGGCCCCGGCGTCCCGCGAGATGACCCGCAGGCTTGAGTCGGTCGTCGCACAGTAGATCGTCTTGCGGCTGTCGATCACCTCGAGCACCGACTTGAGTTCCGGCGACCGCTTCACCATCGCGGCGGTTTCGTCAAAGATGATCGCCGCTTGGTTGCGATCCTTGGCGGCGATACACCCGAGCTCCCCCTGCCCCTCCATGAGGAGGTGCCAGATCGAAAGGCACGAAAGCAAAGTCGACTTCGCATTCTTCTTTGGCACCTCTATGTAGGCGACGCGAAATCGCCTGCGGCCGTCCGCACCTTGCCACCCATAGAGCGGCTCAATCACGTCGGAGATATGCCAATCAAGCAACTTGATCGGATCGCCAGCCTTGGCGGTCGGGGAGTCCTTGGTGTGGACGCAGACCGCCTCGAGGAACTGCTTGACGAGGGTCGGCTTGTCGGCCTTCCAAGTAAAGCCGGGGACCTTCTCACGTCGCCGTTTTTCTTGCGAGGAACGAGGCGAGTGTGCTTTCTTGCTTGGCATCCGGCTCCACCTTCAGTGACACTCTCGCGGCGGGCGTCAGCCCGAAGTCCGACTCCAACTGCCGCAACTGCTGGGCCAACTTGTGCGCGATTGCCACCTCGGGCCGTTGGGCGATGTACTTGATCTCGCCCCCGTCATTCAGGATCGGGTACGTATCGCCTTCCTTTTTCAGTTTCGCACGCACTGCAAGCCACCACTCGTGCGTGTCGCAGTACCGGGCCAGAGCCTCAACGTCCGCGCGAGTCATCACCCGCACGTTCTGCAGCATCGGCAGCAGTTCGCGCCATCGCGCCGCGGCGATCTCGCCCAGGTGGTCGGGCATCTCACAGCCATCCGCGGGCGGTTGCGGCTCGGCGTTGTTCAGCCGACGACAGCCCGGGTTGCCACGGGCAATTTTTAGTTTGGTTGGCGTTGCTCGCCTGCCCATGATTTAGCCTTTGAAAAAGAAGTTGCCGGATTGCTCATAACTTGAGCAGTACGTCAAATTGGCACCTACCCCTCAAGCGTTTTTTGCAGCCCCCCGGCTTGGTTAGAGCAGATGGTTTTACTCGTTGGGGGTTTGGGCAGGCTCCCCCCCTACCCGGTCTGTATATTTTTCGCGCACGCGGTTGCTCAATGTCGCGTCTCCGCGTTTGTCTTTCGCTGATGACATGAAGCGCAAAGGCACTGACCGTTCTCGACTTCATACCGCAGGTCGGGCCGCAACTTCACCGGGGCAATGTGATCAGCATGGGCTTCCCCTTTCATGCCGCACACCCGAGAGCATGACCGGCAGCGGTAGGCATCCCGCAGCAAGACCGCCTGCCGCCACGCCTTGTGCTTGTGGTCACAGTACCCGCGAGCATGGGCATTGGGTCGCCCCTCACCTGCGGAGAACTGCCGCACCCGTGGAGCCTTGTACCTCGGCACCCGCTGCGGCATGGCTCAGCTCTTCAGGGTGACAATGCCCACGGTGCCGGTGCTGTTCGTGGTGCCGCTCAGGATCTCAAGATAGGGCACAGCAAAGACTTCATCGGGCAGGGCATAGATGCGGCCGGCCGCGGTCGATGCTGCTAGGGTGATGTCGGCCACCGACCCGTCGGTCTTGTACAGCCGGCGGTAGGTGCCGCCCTCGCTTGAGGCTCCCCACATTTGCAGGGTCGCCGCGTTGGTGGACATGGTGCCCAGGTCGACAACGCCACCGGCGTAGTCTTCCATGCGGATCGAGGTGGCGAGGGCGGTCGTGGTGTGCAGCGTGATCGTCACCTGACGGGTCCGCCGCTTCATCTTGATTTCGGACATGGGTTCTCTCCTGCTTGGGTGGCACTGGTCTCGGGCCAGCAACGCGGCCGACAGCCTTTAGCCTAGAGCGTCACCCGACGGGGCTTGCAGCCTCACGCAGGCGCTCACGGTATCGGGCGGCATCCTCCCGCACGTGGCGGTTCGCTCGAGTCCATGACAGCAGGTGCCCGTGCACGAGGTGGCAGGGGTCGCCGCACAGGGTGAGCAGGTTGCCCTGGTCGAGCTCTAGGTCGGGCCGCTCGTGGTACGGGATGACGTGGTGCACCTCGAGCGTCTTGGTTCGCCCGCAGGCGGCACAGGCTGGCTCGCGGGCGAGGTGCTCACGTCGGACACGTGCCCACGAACCGGAGCGGCCGAATAGGTCGTCTGCTTGTTTGCGGAACCAGCCGAGCATAGTTCCAGCGTACGGCGGTCGACGCCTTGGCTTGCAGCGACCCGATACTCAATGAAGAGCGCACTTCGTGAACAGCGGCCCGGCCCCCGCCTCGGCTGCCGCGATCCTCGCCTTGGCTATCTCGACGTATTCCGCCTCGCGTTCGATGCCGATGAACCGGAAGCCTTCAAGCGTCGCGGCCTTGCCCGTGGAGCCCGAGCCCGTGAACGGGTCGAGCACCACGCCGCCGGGTGGCGTGACGAGGCGGCAGAGGTAACGCATGAGGTCGGTAGGCTTCACGGTGGGGTGGTGGTTGCGATTTCTCGCTGGGGCGTTTGGGTCAATGCCTTCCCCGAGGCCCGCTCCATATCGGTGAACGTCTTTGACCATCAGCCCCTCGCACCCTTCATCCCGATCCGCCTTGCTCGCCTTGGCGCAGTAGAAGAAGCGGGCGGCGGAGCCGGACGATCCGTAGCCGGGGTGATGCCTTCCACCAAATCCACCACCATAGGCTTCCTTGCCGTTGACGTTGGGGCTGGAAACGCCATCCTTTGTCACGGGAAACAACCCCACCACCTCCTCGCTGCCGTCGTGGATGAGGTTCGCGGGCCAGCGGCCTTTTCCGATGTCGAGAATGTCGCAGGCTCCGTTTATGCCATGCCCGTAGATGCCGTTGCTTTCATCCTTCGGCGGATTGCCTTTTGCGGTTCCGCCATCAGCCCCCACCCTGCACCCATCCACGTTGATCCCGCCGGTGCCATGCGTCAGCACGTTTTCAGCCACGGTGCCGACGAGCGGCTTGCGGGCCACGATGATCGGCTCCCAGGCGGGCTTGAGGGCCGTGCCCCAGCCGGACCACTGGCGGGCGGCGTCGGTGGCGGGGGCGTACTGGCGGGCGTTGCGGTCAACGGCCTCCGCATCTTCCATCCAGGGGCGCTGAAGGCCTTCGTGCCCATCCTCGCCTCGCATGCGTCCGCGCTGAATCCAACCAGCATGGGCGGCAGATTTTGGTTCGCCGTATTCGCCCTTCGCCCCAGCCGCCTTGTCGATCGCCTTGCTCACGTCGTGCGACTTCGGGAACCCGCTGCCGTAGACCCACATGACGCAATCCCGAATCTCCCAGCCCGCATCCTCGATGGCACACGCGAGACGGTGATATGTGCGAGTCCCGCCGAACGCGAGCAGGTGGGCTCCTGGCTTCGCCACCCGCATGGCTTCGGTCCAAAACTCCACGCCCGGCACGCCGTGATCCCATCCCTTGCCCATGAACGACAGGCCGTAGGGCGGATCGCTCACGATGCTATCGACGCTCTCGGGGTGGAGCGTTTGCATCACCTCGCGGCAGTCGCCGTGGTAGATGTTCCATGCCATGAGCCCGAACGTAGCGGGCTCGTCAACTGAATCTATGGGGCTGTGGCAGGAAAACTAATCCACAAGCCGGAACTCTGGGCAGCCGCAATTAGGGCACGGCTTCGTGTCGGCCTTGGCCTGATTACACCTGTTGCACAGGATCAAGGGCGGCATGAATGGGAGTGGGCGTTGCGTCACGATGTTCGCTCAATAGCGTCAGATGTCCAGCATCTCGCCCGGAATCATCGCCCGTATTTCGTCCGCGAGCCGTCGCTCCTCCGCTGTCGGCTCGCCGTGCTTGCACAGGCTGCGGCAGGTCTGGTCGATCTGCCACAAGACCTGCCGCGCCTCCATGCCCAGCCGGGCGGCGTCGTATTCGGCCTGCTCGTCTGGGAGCGTGTAGGTGAGCGTTGCGGTGGGCATTTATAGGAAAGTTACTACGGTTTATCGGCTCACTACACCGGGCGTGGGTACGGTGCCGCCGTAGTGTAGCGATTTCCAGATTCCAGTTTTTGATAGGTCGCAGGCTATCAAAGCCGCCCAAATCATATCAGCAAACGCATCATTTGTGATGCTTTTCGCATATGGATTCGGGAAGAAAACCTAT